GATAACCTCGGAGCGTTCTTTCGTAAGTCAAGCGTGGACCCGGACCAGGATGGCTCCAACGATGACATGCAGGACTACTATGATCCCGATGACTCGGCACACGTAGCAGCAGAGCCGAAGGCCGTACAGTTCATTGGCGAATACCGAGCTAACCAGAGGTTAGGCGTGGAGCGGGCCGCAACGGCTCATCCCGGTATCCTTAAGGGCGGTAACAGCAACCAGTGGGCACAGGGCTATACAGGACCTGCTGGCAGCCTTCCCTATGTAATGAAGGAATACCGGCTAGACGCTAACGATACAGAAAGTAAGTCCTTTACAAATTTAGGGCTGTCAGAAAACAATAACTGGCGCCCGACAGAGCTTAAAGACGGTTACATGAGGTCTCACACCCTCTGGACTGGAGTAACATCCGCTAGCGGGGGTACGTGGCAAGAGGCGTACAACAATATCGCCATGCCCAGGAAGCGGCTAAGTGACCCCGCCATTGTAGAAGGCGAGTGGGTGGTGGATTGCCTCCAAGACGGAGTATCCCCGGGTAGCTACCCCTTCTCCAAGACAATCTGGCCCAACGTACCGCGCACAGACTCAGCTTGGAACGCCCACAGGTGGGGAATGATTACGTGCTGGCTGTGCGGAGCACACTACTGCTGCTCCGGCGTTATTGACGAGACTGCTAGCACAACCGGCGAGCGCCGTGCAACACCTCTGTTCGACGAGTTCGGGTTAATTAACGGCTCTACGGACTACGGGTTCGGAAGCTCTACTACTAAGCTGTTCTACAAGTGGATGGGCGAAGCGGTAGACGACATGCAGGTAGCAGCACGGCAGGGTACATACCTCTGGATGCGAGAGTTTGATAACGCTCTCATAATCATAAATACCAATCACGAGGATTCTGACCCTGACGAGACCGTGGACGTATCAGCCTTACCCGGAGGTGCTACTAAGTGGAAGCGTTTTGCCGGGGTACAGGACTCCGCGTGGAACGACGGTACGGATGCGTCTAGCGACTTTGCTATACCCTCTATTGACGGTATAGTACTGGTCGATAAAGCATGGTACAACGCACTATAAAATAGGAATTAAAATGAGCATAGAAATAGCAGCAAGTATACTAGCCGGACTAATTTTTGCAGGGGTCGTTTTCTACGCCGTTAAAGGACGTAAGTAATCCCCTCGCGAAATTTTTGGATTTTTCAGTTTTCAACTAGACGAGTATAATGGCTAACACACGCGACTTAACAAACAAAGTACTACGAGGGCTTCGACAGTTCGGCCTTATCATAGGCTCAGCTACGTCGTCTACGACTGATGACTACCTCCTGATGATCCTACAGTTCGTCAACGAGGCGAAGGAAGAGATCGAGGAAGCCGGGTGGCCTTGGCAGGCACTGCGGCAGACAGTTACCGTGACGCTAGCCTCGGGTACAGCAGAGTACGACATCGAAACAGCCGGTCAAGCAGACGTTGACACCAACGACCGCTCCCGGCTTTTGTATGAGAACGTTACGTCAAACGGCACTACGGAGAACTTCCGCATGTCTGACGGCGCTCTGCCACAGGTGTTTAACACTACGTCCTCTGACGAGTACCGCCTTAGCGAGTATACACAGGAGCGCATGGAGCGCCTGCACTTCACCGATGACGGTGAGACGGGAGAGCCCGAGTACTTCTCTATATACTCTGACGGAGACAGCCTGAAGATGAAGGTCTGGCCTACGCCTGACGCTACGTATACGCTGAAGATGCGCCTATACATACCGCAGGCTGAGCTAGCTAATACCGACTTAACGACTACGCTCTCTATACCGCAACGCCCCGTCTGGATGAAGGCGCTGCTTAAGGCTAACCAGGAGCGTGGTGAGGAGCTAGGTAAGCCCGGTTCTACGTTAGACTTGGCCTACCGAGACGCGCACGGCGCAGCTACGGGCAAGGAAATGACTCCGGCTGACCAGACAGTGTTCTTGTCGCGCTAATGGCTCAAGTACAACCAATTGATATTGTTGCTCCCGGAGCGTTCGGTCTTAATACCGAAGCCGAGGGTAACTTGCTGCCGCCCCAGTGGGCGACTACAGCGCTTAACGCAGTGGTTAGCAGCTCCGGTAGACTAGCGGCTCGCAACGGCTGGGCCGACCAGACCACCAACGCCATCTCGGGAACGCATACCATCGACGTTATGCACGAGTACCTTGACGAGGCTGGCGCCTCTGTCATTATCTCCACGGCTAACAACAAGATTTATAAGGACATAGATGACTTCACGGACGCAGGAAACGACATCACCAGTACTACTGCGCCCAGCGCAGACCACTGGCAATTTGTTAATTTTAACGGCAAGGTCCTAGGGTTCCAGCGCGGTGAGGTGCCTATTGAACGAACTTCTGGAGACTTCACTGACGCTTCTTATACTGGCACTGGTCCTGACGGGAACTGTGCTGTCGCTGCTTTCGGACGGGTTTGGGCGGCTGACGCCGATCTACAGACGATTCGTTACTCTGTTCTACTGGATGATACCGATTACTCTACTGCTAATGGTGGCGGGACTATTGATATGTCCTCCGTCTGGACTAACGGAATGGACGAGATCGTCGCTATCGCTGTTATCGGAGCTACTCTCGTAGTATTCGGTAAGAACCACATCGTAATGTGGGCTGATGGTAGCGGAAGTGAGATAGGTATAACGGCCTCCCAGATCGAGGTGGTAGACACCATCGAAGGTACGGGGTGCATTGCGCGGGACTCCATCCAGAACACGGGCGAGGGAGACTTGATCTTCCTGTCGCGGCACGGAATACAGAGCCTTAGCCGCGTCATCGAGCAGAAGAACAACCCCCTCCTGACCCTGACTAAGAATGTTCGCGGCGACTTCCTTGAGGTAGTAAAGCAGCAGCGAGCGTCTGACACAGAGATGGATCAAGTACGGTCCACGCACAGCCCGGAAGAGGGGCTGTACATCATAAACTTCCCAGCCGTGGACGTACAGTACGTGTTTGACACGGACCATCCGTTTGAAGATGACGACGGGCAAGTGGTATTCCCCGTGACGAAGTGGCAACTAGGCGGCAGTATATCGGGCCTGGTAACCACTGTTACGGGCAATACTTACTTCGGCAGCGCTGGAGTGGTGGGCAAGTACTCCGGGCAGAACGATAACACGGCTGCCTATGATTTTGAGTTTAACTCCGGTTGGCTCGACTTTGGCGAACTAAATCATCGCCTCAAGATAATGAAAGAGATCGTCGCATCCGTACAGATGGGCGACGGTACGCTTAGCTGGAACTGGGAGTTCGACTTCTCGGGTGTTAAGCTGACAAGGCAGGTAGCCTACGGCGGCGGTAGCCAGGCGGAGTATAATATCTCTGAGTGGACAGATGGGGGTGGTGCTGGCATAGGCTATATTGACCCTAACGACACATCGTTAGGCGAGTCGGAGTACGGTGGTGGCGTAACGCTGCAACGTAAGCTGATACCGGCGTACGGAGAAGGGCAGTTTCTTAAGCTAGGCGTAACGGCTAGCGTAAACGGGTTTAACGTTGTGGTACAACACATGAGCGTAGCCCCCAAGATCGGACGGATGGTAACTTAAATTGAGTGACTACACCAAGACAACTAACTTCACGGCTAAGGACGCTCTGACCACCGGCAACGCTGCCAAGGTCATTAAGGGCTCTGAGCACGATACTGAGTATGACAACATCGCTACGGCGATTGCCACTAAGTACGACTCGGGTAACTTAGCCTCACAGGCACAGGGCGAAGCAGGGACGGATAATACCGTACTGATGACACCTTTGCGTACGGAACAGTGGTCTGCCGTATGGGCCGCTGAGAACGGCGGTATGATTGCCAACATCCATGCGCTAGCCGATCCAGGTGCTGATACGCTATTGGGCTGGGATAACTCGGCTACGGACATTATTGCCTTTACTCTCGGTGATGGAATAGAGTCCAGCACTACCAGTATACGCCTAGCTAGTAGCGTCGCTGGCGATCTTCTAGACTACTCCTCCGGCGTACTGTCCCTTACGGACGTAGCTGCCGGAGCTAACAACCCGATGAACCTGTCGGGTACTACGTGGTCTATGGACATCACAGCTCTGGGCGCTACTACGGCAGCTAGCCTATCCGCTACCGATACAATGATTATGGATGTTGGCGGTACAGCCTCCAAGCTAGAGGTGCAGGAGATGGGTATGCGCGTACAGACAGCGCAGACCACGCAGACTCTAGCCGCAGCCGACATGAACTCTATTATGGAGTTCACGGGTACTGCTACGCTGACGCTGCCTCTGAACGCTACGACGGCTCTGCCGGTTGGCGTACCAGTGGTACTAAACATGAAGCACGCTACGCAGGAGCTGACCGTAACGGCAGCAACTAGCGTAACGTTAGTCTCTATCTACCATCCAGCGGGAGGCTCTGCAGCGTCGGATACAGTATCGGCGGGAGGAACTGCTGTCCTTTACAAGACAGCCGCTGACGTATGGTGCATTGCAGGGGATATTACAACCTAATGTCATTATTCTTCTTGCTTCCTACTGGCACGGACATGGGTACTGTTACGCTCACCGGGGATACTACCACGGAGACGGACACACCCTCTGGCGACCTTATATGCGGCATCGAGGTACGAACAGATGGTACTGTATACAGGATCACGGGTGATACCGGAGGCGGAGGCCCAGTATACAACCAGTCTAACTCCAGCACCGACTGGATCATCCCTAACGCGGCGTCCATTAAGAGGACGTTCCACGTTAAGATGGATAAGAACAGCGGAGATACACTGAACGTTGGCTCTGCCGCAGAAGGATCGTGGATTGAACTGACTGATACTAAGTCATGGTGGTTGGAGGCAAGCACTGATCAGGACTACAATGGCACCCTTAGCATAAGTGACGACGGAGGCTCTACAACACTATCCTCCAATACTTACATATTTGACCTGAACGTAATTTAATTAACGGGAAATAACATGGCAGGCGGAAAGGACCGAAAGAGCGCGAGGCGCTTACTGGATCAAGTTCCCTTTACTGGGGGTAACTTCTCCGGTACGGGTGGCATCGGAGGTAGCTTCGACTTCTCCGGCGGCAAAGCTGACGTAACGACTAGCCTGGGAGACTTGGGACCTATGTTCCAGAATCTCCTAGGGCTGTCTCAGTCGGGCTTCGAGCAGGCGCAAGGGGGCTTACCGCCAGAGCTTACAGCTCTGTTTAGCGGCGCACAGAACGCTATCGGCGGACTGGGGCAGGCCAACCAGAGTAACTTTCAGGGCTTGGGGGATGTCTTTAACAGCTCTCTAGGTACTGCGCAGGCTGATCCCTTCGCTCTAGGCGCTGGCGTCTCTGAAAAGCTGCGCGCTCTCTCGGAGCGGCGCAACTCACGCTTAGTTAACAATACCTTTGACCGCCTCAAGGCGTCGGGTAAGCTGGGCACCACGGGTGGTGCCGGTATCGCCGGAGAGCTAGACGCTAACCTCTTTGACGAGGGCCTCAAGTTCGATCTAGCAGGGCTAGAC